CTGATAACGTTACTGAAGGTTCTACTAACCTCTTTACTACTGCTGCTAGGACACGTACTCACTTCACCTATGGTACTGGTATTACTCATAGTGCTGGTACTCTATCTGTTACTCAGGCAGACATAGACACTGACAATGTAACAGAGGGATCAACAAATCTATTCACTACTGCTGCAAGAACTAGAACTCACTTCACATATGGTACAGGTATTAAACTTGCTACTGCTGACCTAGCAATAGACTTTACCGAGTTTGATACTGATAATATAACCGAAGGATCAACTAATCTTTATTATACACAAGCACGTGCAGATGCAAGAGTTGCTGCTGCAACTGGTGCAAACTTAGATTTATCAAGTAAGTCTACAACTGATCTTTCTGAAGGAACTAATCAATATTATACAGAGGCAAGAGTACAAGCAAAACTCGATAATGCTTTTGAGCAACTTAGTGCAATGCTTAATAACCTTGCAACTTCAACTACATTAGTATTGAATCTATCTGGAGATCCTACTCCTGGATCTGTTGTAACTCTTGGATCAATTACTGCTGATGGTGTTGGAGGATTTAGTAATGGAACTAACGTTGCTACTACTGGAGGAACAGGATCTGCACTAACAGTTGATACAACTACAACTAATGGTGCTGTTACTGCAATTGCATTGAATACTGCAGGAACTGGTTATCTAATAGGAGATACCATAACAATCACTAACCCTAATCTTGGTGGTATTGCAACACTTAACGTTGCTACATTAGTTGCTGGTACTGGATATTCTACAGGAACTGCAGTTGCTGTAACTGGTGGATCTGGATCTTCAGCAACAGTTAATATTACAGGTGTTGATGGAACTGGTGCTATAACTGGTATTGCACTTAATGGTGCTGGAACTGGATATGCAAATGGCGAAACTATAACTATTGTTAATGCTAATGCTTCTGGTGTTAAGACTCTAGGATCTATTAGTGCTGCTGGTACTGGATATTCTACAGGAACTGGTATTGCAACAACAGGTGGATCAGGAACAGGAGTAACAGTTAATATTACTTCTGTTGATGGATCTGGTGGAGTAACAGGTGTAACTTTAGTAAATGATGGTTTGAATTATACTGATTCTGATACAATCACAATTTCTAATGCTAATGCAACTGGTGTTAAGACTTTAGGATCTATTAGTGCTGCTGGTACTGGATACACTGAGGGAACTACAACTGGAGTTGCTACTTCCTCTAGTGGATCAGGAACAGGATTAACAGTTGATGTAACTGCTAACGCTAGTGGAAATGTTACTGGAGTCGCTATTAATAATGATGGATTAGGTTATGCAGCATCTGAAGTTATCACCATCTCAGGTGGTGGTGGAGATGCAACGATACCTGTATCTGCCATTCATGGTAATGGAGCAACAATACCTGTATCAGCAATACATGGTAATGGAGCAACAATTAATACTGCTACTACATTTACTAATGCTACCTTTGCACTATCTGATATTACAACAATGGAAGTTGGAGCAACTGTAACAGGTGGAACTTCTGGTACAACTGGAGTCATTACTGCCCTTGGTACTAATGCAATTACAGTTGATAATGTTAATGGATTCTTCAAGAAAGGAGAAACCGTTGGTGCTAATGATGTAACTAACTTGACAATCTCCTCATTCGCTTAATAAAAAATGTCCGCAACTAGACCCGCTACTAAAACTGAGTTAAAAAACTATGCTCTTCGTAGGTTAGGATATCCTACGATAGACATTAACGTTGCTTCAGAACAATTAGATGATCTAATAGAAGAAGCAATAGATTATTATCAAGAGTATCATTATAACGGAAGTTATAAAGCTTTCATGAGAATTGAAGTCACTGATGCTATAAAAACTGCTGGTCAAAGTTATACACAGGAAGGATCTACTGATTGGTGGGGTATTAACAATTATGTTTCAACACCTCCAGGAATGTTAAGTGTTAATCATGTGTATACACAGATTGGTGCTTCAAGTATAGTTCCAGGAAATATATTCAATATCAAGTATCAGATATTTTTGAATGATATCTATGCTATGACTCATGGTCATATCTTACATTACTTTATGACTTCTCAATATCTTGAGACTTTGGATTGGGTAACTAATTCTCAACAGAATCGTAGAGTTAAATGGAATGAGCATCAAGGTAGATTATATCTTGATATGGATTGGGATGAATTTACTGCAGGTGATTATATTCTTGTAGATTGTACTATGAGACAAGACCCAGAAACTTATACATCAATGTATAACGATAATTGGTTAAAGGATTATGTTGAGGCATTATTCCAACAACAGTGGGGTCGTAATTTGAGTAAGTATGATGGCATACAAATGTTAGGTGGTGTTACTTTAAATGGTCGTCAGATCTTAGAGGATGCATCAACTTTTAAGAAAGATCTTGAAGAAGAACTTCGTAATCGTTATGAGTTACCACCATTGGATTTAATAGGTTAATATGGCAATAACTAATTCACCAGCACAGGATTATGTTCAGTCGGATTATTCCAGTGCAGGACGTTTTAAAGCAAATGCGTCTGAACAAGAGCAAAAATTTATTGAAAACTTAGTTGTAGAAAGCATTGAAATTTACGGGCAAGATATTTACTACGTGCCGAGAACTATTGTCAACCGTGATAACGTCTTCGGAGAGGACTCTGATGGCAAATTTGAAAGTGCCAAAGCGATTCGTGCCTATGTCAATAATGTTGAAGGATGGGAAGGACAAGGCGAGCTTCTTACGAAGTTTGGAATCCGCATCGAGGATAAGACAACGTTTATATTCTCCCGTGAAAAATTTAAAGAAAAGGTTGATGACTCGACTGTACTCAATGTCGAAGGAAGACCCAACGAAGGGGATTTAATTTGGTTCCCTATAACAAAACATTTATTTGAAATTAAGTTTGTAGAAGTTGAACGTCCTTTCTACCAGTTAGGTAAAGGATATGTTTGGGAATGTCAGTGTGAACTCTTCGAGTACAGCGACGAGGAGATTGATACTGGTATTACAGATCTTGATGCTATCGAGACTGCTTTTGCAAATGCTATTACAGTTGGTCTCGTAGCTGGTGGAAGTGGAGACTTTACTGTTGGAGAAACTGTTACTGGAGGATCATCAAATGTTACGGCTGAGGTTAAGTCTTGGGATTCTGCTTCTAGGACTCTCATCGTTATCAACCGTTCTGGTACATTCACTATACCAGAGACACTTACAGGAGGTACATCTAGTGCATCTTGGACAACTGCTACATATAATACAATAGATAATAAAAATATCACTTACGATCAGAACGACACATTTGAAACTTCTGATAATGATATCATCGACTTCTCCGAGGCGAATCCATTCGGAACAGTCGGATCTTCAACTGATGGAACAATCTAATGTTAGGAACTTACGCATACAATGAAATATTTCGGAAGACTATTGTAGCCTTCGGAACATTGTTTAATAATATAGAAATTCGTCGTTCTGACGAGGTAATGAAAGTACCTTTGGCGTATGGTCCAAAGCAGAAATTTTTAGCAAGGTTAGATCAAAACCCAGACCCCACCAACAAAAGGGTTCAAATAACTTTACCTAGACTTTCATTTGAAATTAATAGTGTAGGATATGATCCTGGTAGAAAGGTATCACCAACACAGAAGATTAAATTTAAAAAAGACACAGATGAAAACAAAAATGCTTTTATGCCTGTGCCTTATAATATTGGATTTGAATTGGCAATTATATCAAAGAACCAAGATGACGGATTACAAATCATTGAACAGATTCTTCCGTACTTTCAACCTCATTATAATCTCTCAGTTAAACTACAAACCACAATAGGAGAGACTAAAGATGTTCCTGTAGTATTACAGAACATTGATTATGAGGATGATTACGAAGGAGATTTTGCACAACGTAGAGCTATTATATACACCTTAACATTTACTGCAAAGACTTATTTATACGGTCCTATTACAGACAGCAAGGTTATCAAGAAGGCTATTACAGATACTTACAGTTCTGTCAATACAACTACAGCACCAAGAGAAAAAAGATACACTGTTACTCCTACTGCATTGACAGATCAGGATGGAGTAGGACTTACCACTCTTACTGCTGCAATGGATGTGAATGATGGAATCATATCTGTTGCTAGTGTTGCATCTCTTGCCCAAGGAGATGACATTCAGATTGGTACTGAGGTTATGCATATTAACAGAGTTGTTGGTAGCACCTTACACGTTAGTAGAGGATGGAATAATACAACTATTGCAGGACATCAGAACGGTGCAGCTATTCTGAAGATAGATGAGGATGATGCAGCATTACTAGAGTCTGATGATGACTTTGGATTTGGTGAGTTATTCTCCGAATACACAGATCAGAAGAAACGTAATCCTATTAGTGGAAATGATGAGGCAATTTAATTATGAAACAAAATTTCGATGGGCTAGATAAAGTTTTTGGTGAAGAACCATCAGAATTGCAGAAGCATGTAGAATCTGTTAAGTCAGAAATTAAAAGGTCTCAAACTCCTGATATACAACAGGATTATGAGACTTCTCGTGCTCAACTACATATGCTAGTAATGAAAGGACAGGAGGCAGTAGATGGTATACTTGATGTGGCACGAGCGTCAGATCATCCTCGTGCTTATGAAGTTGCTGCAACGACAATTAAAGCAGTAGCAGATACGACAGATAAGTTAATAGATTTACAAACTAAGATGAAAGAGTTGGATAAGGAAGATAAGAAAGGTCCAACTAATGTTACTAATGCTATGTTTGTGGGAAGTACAGCAGATCTTCAAAAGATGTTAAAGAATATAAATAAAGAGGAATCTAAATAACACGACAATGACAGTTCTTAATGTATTAAGTACTAATTCGGTAGCCGCTGGTGCTTCTGAATATCAAACAGTACAAACAGGATATTATAGAGTTGGTTCTACAGCAGGTGCTGCCACAGTTTCATTCAATGGTGGACCCGCAATAACTCTAGTTCAGAATGAATTCATTCTTATTAAGGGTTGCAAACCTGGTACAGCAAAGATCGTTAAGGGTGTTTCTGATGCT